TCTAGTACAAATTCTAGTACAATAAAAAAACATGATTATAATATATCTCAAGCTTGGGTGACTCCAAAGGGTATATCATTTATTAATCCCGAAGAAGTAGTAGACGAAACAGAGGATACTCCGAATCCAGCATTTAATCCAAATACATATAAACATATAGATAATTGGAGATTTGTTCCAGGATATGTTGAAGGAAAATGGAATATGGAATTTTTAAATGCAAAAACACAAAAAGCATTAAGTGAATTAGAAGGATTGCTTCAAATGAATATAAATTTTTTAACACCATTTGGAAAAATAACACCACATACAGATGTAGGTAGTTGGAATAAAATGGCTATTCATTACAATAATCCAGATTTAGATGGATATTTAATTGTATCAACAATACATTCAGGTATGACAGATCCTAAAACTAAAACAGTTGGTATGCGTGTAGGGATAGGAGATTCGTATATGAATGAACAACCAGATGATTATATTGAACGTCGATATCCATTAGTTGGCGAATTAGTTTGTTTTGATGGAAGAAGAGGAATTCATGATATGTGGAATAATACAGCAGAGTATAGAATTACTGCTGTGTTTGATATAGATATAAAAGCTTTTAATAAATGATAATTGAAACTAAAACATTTAAATGGTATAATCAATTAATTGAATTACAAGAATTAATTAAACAAGATTTTAATAACTGGCTATTAAAATATAAATTTGAGGATAGAGTTCAAGTACAAAAATTTGAAAATCCAGAAGTGTATCCTGAGTACTCGAATATCACAGGAGATATGGATGACTATCATAGACCTGAGAATATAAAAGATAAAGAAGAGGGTAAATCTAAAGAATATTGGTTTTGTGATCCTATACTTACAAATAGAGGAAATATTAAATGTAAGTATTACGAAGATTGGAAAACTTCAGCAGATTTTGCTGTTAAAATTCCTGGACTTGTTCAATATATTGTAAACTTTGTAAGACCAAATGCTCGACTTCCAATGCATGATGATAGTGGTGGTTGGAAAAGGCAAGAAAAAGATTTAGGAATTAAACTAAATGGATTTACAAATGTATTTGGACTGCAAGCAAATGGAAACAGTTCTTATTTTGAATTTGGTAAAACTAATTCTAAACATCCATTAAACACAGGAGAGTGGATAACATTTGAAGGCAAAACACACGATCACAACGTAGTGAATAACAGTAGTATATGGCGTGTCACTGCAGTTGTAGATTTTTTAGCATCTGAATATAACTTATCGATATCAGAAACTAAATACTTAAACCATAGATGGAACAACTATAATTACTAACATGTGGATAGACGCAAAAAAATATAAGCATTATGAATATATTAAAACAAGTTTAATTCCAGCACTAGAGTTAGACTATAATAAATTTATTCGTAAATTTAATATTACAGAAACAGGTGTAAACGTATTTCGATTTGAATATCCTAATCGAGAAGACGATCATGCTGATGATTGGTGGGCTATACCACTTATTCAAGGAGGTGAAGCAGTACCACCATTAAGAAATCCATGGCAGCATGCAACAGCAAGTTTAAAAGAAATTCCTGGAGTATTTCAATCAATCGTAAATTTTATAAAACCAAATGGTGGACTTCCACTTCATCATGACTTTGGTAGTTGGCAAAGAATCGAAGAAGCAATGGGGCATCCAGTAAAAGGATATACAATTGCAATTGGTATTGATATGCCATCAAACGATCCAAATGTTTGTGGTATGGAATTTGAAAATGACACTACTCCAAGAACTTATGGAAATAAAGAAATAGTAGCATTTAATGGACGTGATTTTATGCATAAAGTATGGAATAAAACAGGAAATTGGCGTGTTTCTTGTGTAATTGATACGAATATTACTCACTGGAACGAATAAACACTTTACATACAATAAAAAATATAGTATAATATAATTTATGTGGCTCGGTAATCCTACATCTTATTCAAACTATAATGCATTAAGTGCTATGATGATAGCATTAATGAGTGACTATGCTGAATGGTGTGGTAAAAGAACATTCGAAGATACAATAAACGCAGATGATCGTTATTCTATGCCTGCTGAAAATAAAGGTGGCTTTAAAGCATTACCACTTATTGATGCTCGTAAAATAAACGAGCAATTAGAAGATAGATATCTTTGGAAACGTACTACTACTCAGTTTTATAATATTCCTGGAGCGATAGACTTATGTGTTAATATGATACGTCCAGGAAAAATGTTGCCAGTACATCATGATGGTTATGTTTGGGATTGGATACGTCAGAGTATGGGCGATCCTACACTTGAAGGATATACTGTAAGTTTTGGTATTGATATACCTGAACCTGAAAAACAAGCATTGTTATTTGATGGTGAAAAGAAAATTTGGAAAACAGGAGAATTTGTAGCATTTAACGGACACGATATTCAACATAGTTTAAGAAATGATGCAATAAACCCAGAGCATTGGCGTGTGACAGCTGTAATGGAAATTGATAAAAAATATTTTAATTTATGAGTTTAGATAACGATCAATTACAACAAGAAATTTATGATGATGTATTTAAGAATGCTATGGATCTTATAGTTAAACATCACAAAAATTCAGAGGTCAACCAATTGGTTTCGAGTACTATGCTCGCAATAGCTATTCGTTTTTATAAATCAGCTTTAACTGATACAGATTTTCAAAAATTTTTAAATTCAATTGTAGAAGTTGGACAAAATGCAAGACCATTTGGTGTTGCTGAAATATTACCAAAAAGAAAATTGAATTAACTAAATAGACGTGCTTTTAACAAAGGAGGTTATTATGACTCTTTTTGTTTATGAAGTAATAGTACTTATTTTATCAGTTATTATGCTAGGAGTATCAATATACTATATGATTGAAATTGAAAAATATAAAAAAAAATAATTATTATTTTATACTATGAATATATTTTACTTAGATAGAGATCCTAAAATTTGTGCGACAATGCACTGCGATAAACATGTAGTCAAAATGATTATAGAATATGCGCAGTTATTGTCAACTGCGCATCGAGTCCTTGACGGAACATCAAACAACGTCCTTACAAAATCAAAACGCAAATATACCACTTGGATTCATCCAACTCCATTAATGGAATCTACGTTATATAAATCTACTATGAAAAATCATCCATCAGCTATATGGGTTCGTGAAAGTACAACACATTATGAGTATTTAAAAGAATTATGGAAACATTTATCAGATGAATATACTCATCGTTATGGTAAGATACATAGTACCTATATTAAATTAAAAGATGTATTAAAGATAAACCCAGTCAATATACCTAATATTCCATTCGAAGAACCACCACCAGCAATGAGTCATTTTCCATTATGTATTGTACCAAATAATAGTCTTTACTCTTATTACAATTATTATATCGTAGCAAAGAACTATTTTGCTAAATGGACTAATCGACCAATACCTGTTTGGTATTCAGAAGGATTGTCAACAAAAAGATTATATGCCTAATTATACATTCGAAGATATAAAGACAGGAAAAGAAAATACAGAAACGATGAAAATGGATGAATTAGAATCATACTTAAAAACAAATCCAAACAAAAGACAAATATTTACAAACATGCCAGCATTTGTATCTAGTTGGAATGTGGGTGGTGCGACTGGTAAAATAGTTGAGAGAAAAAAAGGTTTTAAAGAAGTATTAAAAAAAATTCACAAAAAGACTCCTGGAAGTCGTTTAAATAAAACAACAGACATATGATAACATTAGAAAGATTAGTATTTGCTACTGAAATAACAGGTATGATAATTATTATTACAGTGGTGGCAATTATATTAGGATATAGATTATCAGAATGGTTTACAAAGGATAAAAAATGAGTATATTTACACAAGAAAGATTAGAAAAGGCATTATACATAACAGATCCAACAGCATCAACAAATTGGTTTAATTGTTTTATAGCTTCATTACCAGAAGATATGATTGAGAACCCAAATCGTATTGCTGGATTTTTAGCACAAACATCTCACGAATCAGGAAAGTATAAATTTTTAGTAGAGAATCTAAACTATTCTGACAAAGGTTTATTGAAAACATTTCCAAAATACTTTAATGAGAGTAATGTAATGGATTATGCTCGCAAACCAGAAGCAATTGCTAATCGAGTTTATGCGAATCGTATGGGAAATGGTGATGAAGCATCAGGTGATGGTTGGAAATATTGTGGTAGAGGACTTATACAATTAACTGGTAAGAATAACTATCAAGCATTTGCTGATAGTGAAAATATGAATATAGAAGAAGTACCTGAGTTCTTAACTTCATATATTGGTGCTGTAAAGTCTGCTCTTTGGTTTTGGAATAAGAATAATTTAAATGCCACAGCAGATGTAGGAGATTTATTATTGATGACTAAAAAAATAAATGGAGGAACACATGGACTCGCTGAACGAACAGCTGAATACAAAAGAATCCTTGAAATTTATTCAGCCTAGCAAAAGATTTACTCATCTTTCAGTTGAGTTTCCTAAGTTAGAAAGAATAGATTCTTCTGGAAATAGAGTTTATAAAACACCAACAGGACATTTATATCCTTCAGTGACAAGTATTACATCACTACAAAATAGAACAAGTATTATTGAATGGAGGACTCGAGTTGGAAATACTGAAGCAAATAAAATAACAAGAAAAGCATCAGGACGTGGTACTCTAATTCATAAGTGGTCTGAAAAATATTTACTTAATGATGGGTTTGAATATAATACAGAAGATTTAGTGGAATCATCATTATCTCAAGACTTTACTAACTTTATACCACTATTAAATGAAATAGATAATATAATAGCACTCGAAACACCTATGTTCTCTCATGAACTACAATCTGCTGGCACAGTTGATTGCATAGCTACATTTAAGAATAAAGTTTCTTTAATTGATTTTAAAACAGCATCAAAACCAAAAGAAAAGAAATGGATACAAAGTTATTTTATGCAAGCATCAGCATACGCACATATGTTTAAAGAATTAATGGGAAAACCAATACAACAAACAGTATTATTATTCTTAATAGATGGTGGTGAAACACAAATATTTACTGAGAATCCAGTTAATCATCTTGAGATGTTTAGATTTTATAGAGAACAATATAGAAAAGAAAATGAATTGGCAATCTAATAAAGGTTTTACAGTAGAAAAACTTACAAAGTTTGATAAAAACGTTTGGGACGAAAAGCTTTATATAATTAGATATAAAGGATTTTGTAATGTGACAATAGAGAACGAATTTAACGATTGGATAAAAGAAGTAGATGACCTTAAAATTGAAAAAGAAAAAGCATAAATTTAATAGTCCATTTTTATCAGGAAGTGATATGAAATATGTACGAACTAAAAGAAATAAGCCCATCAGAAAATCTTAAGAGAGTTATTAAGACCGATGGATATTGGGTTCATTACGAGAATCGTATTAACTTAGAAATACAATCTGGTAATTGTTCTTTCACATTAGGTTATAATCATAAAGAATTAAAGAGTCTATTACCCACAAACGAAATTGACTTTCTTCGTGGGAATAGTGGTGAGTCTGCTGAGTCTGTTGATCGTTTAAGTAATACACTGACAAAAGAAGCTGGTATGGATGGGATTGCTTATGCTGTATCTGGTTCTGATGGAAATGAATGTGCTTTTTATATTAATGATTTGTATTGGACGAACAAAGGTGATCCAACCAGAAGATATATAATTTCAATACCACCTTGTTATCATGGAACCACAGTTGTTTGTAGGAGTGCGAATAACGATATCGTAGAGAAAAGACAGAGTCGTTTTGTTCCAATACGTGGAAAAACTTGGTACACCACAGAAAATAGTATTGCGAATGAAACAAATGTACTCGAACGAATAATTGAAACATTTAAAACAAGAAACGATATTGGTGCTATATTTATTGAGAGTTATCCATGGAATAAAACAATCGCTCCATGGAGTCATAACTTTTATCAATTACTCCGTGCGACTGCAACATTATATGGTGCGAATCTAATCGTAGATGATATAGCAGGTTATGGTGGTAAGATAGGAACGTTATTTACACATACAGCTTATAACATAAAGCCAGATATAGTCACAATTGGTAAAGCACTTACGAATGGATTAATTCCATTGTCAGCTTGTTTAATTAATGATAAAATATTAAAACAAGTAAAGACGAAATTTAATTGGGGTCATACTTGGCAACCGAATATGTATGGTGTAAGAATAGCGAATCGTTGCATAGAATTAATACAAGAACGAATGGCTTATTCAAAAGTAATCGAAAAGAATTTAAATGATATAGGTAATCGTTTAAAGAGTAAAGGACTCGTAAGAAACGTAATTGGGAATGGAGTATGGAAGTCTTTTGTACCAGAACCAAATCCAATACCAATCTCGTTAGCTGAGATTGATAAAGCAGGAATGTCAGCAACAACAAACGAGAATACAATTAAGACAATCATACCATTAATCGCTGATGATAACTATTTCGAAGAATTAGAAAAGCGACTAAAGGTTTGTTTAACTAATATACAAGAACAAAGAACACAAGGAATATTGATATGAACGATAAACAATCAGCAGAAAAAACTACATATTTCCAATCAACTGATAACATACCCGATTGGTATATAAATTATGCTGAAGGAGTTCCAGCATTCGCTGAATACTTTAAAAATGAACTTAACAATTTTAAAAGATTCGAAGACCAACAGTTATTAAATATTGTTGCTCTGACTGTTGCAACGATAAACAATGCAAAAGATTTAATGCATGATATAAGTCAAACGATGTTCGACCGAGACTTCGTGTTTAGTCGTGATGAAACAATGGGTGCAATCATAGAATGTTTAAATGATTATACACTCTTGGAGTCTGGTTATGTATTAGGCGAAGACCGAGATGAAGCGAGAGTTCGAATGACAATCGCAATCTTAAAAGGTATATCAAAGGATCGATTTACTGATTGGAACGAAACAAGAACAACAGAAGAGTTTAAAATACGTGCGATTATTGGAATAGTTGACGTTATAAGTAAAATTCTCTAAACCCCTCTCAAAACACGTTAAAATAGGTTTAAACCCTATTTTACACTCATTTTACTCTTCTTAAAATCGTTGATTTATAATGCTTTTTATATACTACTTATGGTTTAAAAAAGCTTTACTTACAACCTTTTTTAGAGTATAATATACCTAAATAACATATAAGATTTGTTTCTTTTATTCTTCCCAAGAATAATCGAAGCGTGACCTATATTGATGAAAAAATATGAAGCCATATAATCGAAACTTTCGATACACAAAAGACTTCAAGTCAAAGAACAGATTTGACTCGCCGAAAAGAAGTTTTTCAACACCGCATTATGAACGTCCAAGAGAAACTGGACTCGAAGTAATTGTTGAGAACGATAATATTGAAAAGGCAATCCGAAGACTTAAAAAGAAAGTTGATCGCGAGGGTTTGATACGTGCGATACGTGATCGAGCCACTTATAGCAAACCATCAGAGAAACGTAAGATTGCAGCCCAAAACGCAAGAGATCGTTGGCTGAAATATAAACGTGAGCGAGATCGTTTGATTTAAT